ACATTACCTACAGCATATTCACAGGGTTCTACTGTAATTAATATTGATACTGCAGCACTTGCTCAATCAGCACAAGGAGACTTCTTTGGATTCCTTCCTGTAGGAACTGTGGTGGCAGGACAGACTAGTGGTGCACAGGCAACAATTAGAAATCTAACATTAAATTCAGATGGATTTGGTGATCTAATTGCTGCCATGTGGATTAGAGATCCATATTCAACACCAGAACCACTTGCAAAAATTAGATCTGGTGAGAGAGAAGTTAAGATTACTACTGACAATAATAACTTAGAAGATATTAGAGGTGGAACAACTATATCAGATGCATCTGCTATATTCTCTGCAACAGGAACTACAAGAGTCATACAAACTGATGTAAGTGTAACAACATTAGAGACTACAACAATACAAAGAGATGTAACTATTACATTTACTAATAGAACAACTCCACCACCTCCACCACCTCCTGCACCTGTTATAATCAGACAAGAGGTAGTAGTAGAAGCTCCACAAAGAGGAAGAAGAAGTCGTTGGAGAAGAAGGAATAGATGGAGGAGAAGATTACGAAGGAGAAGGAGAAGAGGAAGGAGAGGAAGGAGAGGTGGAAGAGATCCCTTGGCACAATCATTCAGAGTGGGTGAGGAAGGAGCATATGTAACATCAGTTGACATATTCTTTGCTGAGGTTGAAGATCCAGCTGTGCCTTGGTGGGTAGAAATAAGAACAATGGAAGTGGGATTACCAACAGAGCAATTGGTATCTCCCGATGCTAGAGTTGATTTAGATGCTAGTGAAGCATTTGTGTCTTCTGATGCATCAGTTCCAACTAATGTTAAGTTCCCATGTCCAATATACTTAGAACCTGATACAGAATACTGTTTTGTTGTAGGATCACCTTTCAACACATACGAAGTATTTACAGCAGAGATGGGTCAGACTGCTCTGAACGCACAGCAGTTACCTGCTGCAGCAGGAAATGTTTATAGTAACCAATTCTCAGTTGGTTCTATATTCAAGTCACAGAACGCATCTACATGGACACCATGCCAGTTTGAGGATATGTGCTTCAAACTTTATAGAGCAAACTTCACTGCAGAAGATGCAATAATTACTTTCCAGAATCCTCCAATCAGAGCTAATAATGGAACATTACCTGTATTGAAGAAAAACCCAATTCATACACTTCCTAAGAAAGCAACATTAGGAATTACAACCACTACAAATGCAGGACTTATAGGAACTGTATTTACTGTTGGTAGAACAATTGGAGATGCTTCTGCAACTTATAGATCTGCTATAATTGAGTCTACTGGAGGACCTGTAGATGGAGTGCTTGGTATCAATTCATTTGGTACAAATTATGGTACACCTAATAACAATGCAATCAATACTTATACAATAACAGGAAAAGGTGCAGGTTTGACACTTCATTCTGTGACAGTTGGTACAGGTGCATCACCAATCACAGGTGTAGCTGTATCTGCAACTGGTTCTGGATATCAAGTAGGTGATATTGTTGGTATTGTAACTGCTGACATGAGTGGTTCTGGTTCTGGATGTAGACTCGGTATCAACTCTATCGGTGGATTAGATACTTTATTCCTTACAAATATCCAAGCAGAAGAATTTACTGCAGGAAATAGTGTAACATATAATCATAGTGCAGGAACTGTAATCGACTCAACTCTAGATGTAATAACATATGATGCTACAGGTAGTTTCTTTACAGGTGAATATGCTAAGGTTGATTGTTTCAATCATGGCATGTATGGTTCGGGTAACAAAGTTGTTATCGCAGGTGCAACCCCTGACACTCTACCAACTGTCACATCTACTATAGTTAATTCTACCACGAGTGCTATTGCGATTGGTGACAGTACAGGATTTGATGTGTTTGAGGGAGTTCTTGTTAGTGCAGCAAATACAGGATATGCTATAATAAACAGTGAAGTTATTTCTTACACTTCTGTTGGAATAAACACCTTAAGTGGAATTGTTCGAGGAATAGACAATACTCAAGCAATCAACCATGCTCAAGGTTCTACCATACAAAAGTATGAAATATCTGGTGTTGCGTTAAACAAAATTAACAAGACACATGATGTACAGGCACTAGAGAGAAACATGGATAGTTTCTTAATCAAGATTGATAGAGAAGGTAGATCTGTTGACATCTCTGGTATATCTCAACCACAACTATCATTTAATAGTGATGCATTTGTTGGAGGAGAGCATGTTCATTCAACTAGAAATATCATGTTTGATACTATAACACCTCTAATGGATGTGTTGACACCTACTGCTGTTGATGAAGTAAACATGGTTATGAGAACTGTTTCTGGTACGAGTGTAGATGGTAATGAAGTTTCTTTCTCTGATCAAGGATTTGAGGAAGTTATTATTAACAAAGAAACTAAACTACCAAATACAAGAATAATTGCATCTGAGGTTAATGAAAACAACAGATTGACAAACATGTTTAGGAACAAATCAATCACTGCTAGAATGTTTATATCTAACGGTGGTAATCAATTTAGTTCTCCAATGGTTTGTTTAGATACAGCTGCGTTTAAGTTTACATCAAATAGAATTAACAAACCTATTGAAGATGATAATTACGCACATGATCCTAGAGTCAATCGTTTAACAGGAGATCCACACACCTCATACTATCAGTCTAAGGTGATATCAATCAAGAATCCTGCAACATCATTGAAAGTTATAGTTGATGCTTACAGACCTCAAGACTCAGACTTTAGGGTATTGTATAGTTTAGTTAGACCTGATGTTAGTGAAGAAGATCAAAAGTTTGTTCTCTTTCCAGGTTACAAAAACAATATTGATACTACAGGAGATGGTTTTGGAGACACTGCTATTGATCCTAACGAAAATGATGGTCGTGCAGATAAGTTTATCGCATCATCAGACAAATTTGTTGAGTATCAGTTTACTGTCAATGAAGTAGAACCCTTCACAGGATTTGTAATCAAGATAGTAATGAACGGTACGGATACTGCAAGGGTTCCTATCATCAAAAACATCAGAGCATTAGCATTAGCATGATTCCCGTAGAAGGACACGAACATCTTTACCGTGATGAAAAAACTGGAGCTATCATCAATCAAGATGACTCCAGTTATCAAACTTATTTACAAATGAAAAAGAAAAAGAAAAAAGATCGTGCAGAAATTGATGAAATGAAAAATGACATCAGTGAAATGAAAAAGATGATCGAGTTATTAGTAAGAAAAACAATTGTTGATAAATTATGAGAGATCCTAAACAAGAATTTTTAAGATTTCATTACGGGGATGATGCTGTACAGACTAATTTTAGTGATCTAACTGACTTAGAAATCATAAGAAATGATATAGATCGTATGGATAAAAAGTTGTCAGAATTAAAATCTATGTTAACGGAGCTTGTAATAGAGGTAAGGAAGCTAAATACCTTATAGGAAATAGTCGGCATAAAAGATGGCAGTATATGTCTCTAACCTGCAGATTGAATCGGGCTGTGATTTTGAGCATTTATTTGCTCTTGGTGATAATGATAATCAGACCGTCTTAAATCTAGCAGGATTCACAGCAACATCACATCTGCGTAAATGGGCAGGTGCAACAAATTATGTTGCCTTTGCATCGACTGTATCTAGTCCATTAGAGGGTGAAATAAAAATCTCTATGGCAAGCACTGTAACTACCGACATAAAGCCTGGTCGTTACCTGTATGATGTTGTTTTGAATGACGGTACACAAAAGGTAAAGGTCGTTGAAGGAATGGTCACTGTTCGAGCAGGGGTAACAAGGTAATGCCATCATTAAGAGTTGGTACTGGCAGCCAAGTAAAGGTAATTGCCAGTGGAGCATTAGGAGGCGGTGGAGGAGGTAAACTCGTTTTACTTTCTGATGTAAACGCTAATAATCTAGGTAACGGTAGTTTCCTAGTATATGATTCAGCGTCTGCTAAATTCGTAGCACAAACAAATCTACCATCTGTAACTATTGATGGAGGGGAATACTAATGTCAGCAACCATACTGATAAAAAGAACGCAGGGAACATCGCCACCAACCGCAGCACCCGTTGGAACTGGTGTCTCCTTTGGTGAATTAATCTATACATACGATGTTGCCAATGTAGGTGCAGGTAAATCATATAAAAAATTATACATTGGTGATCCAAGTGGCAACACTGCAGCACCAATACCGATTGGTGGTGAATACTATACACAGGTAATAGCAGATAACCCTGCAGATTTTGGTAAACCAGTTGCTAACAAAGCAGTTATTCTTAACTCTGATGCTAAAGTATCAAGTTGGACAGTTGCAACAGATTTACTAGTTGGAGCAGCAGCAACTGTTTCTGGAGATTTGAGTGTTTCTGGTGACTTAAATGTTACTGGAGATTTAGTATATGATGAGGTAACTGGTAGAAATATTAATATCACAGGTGTTGCTACTATTGCTACACTTGGAATAACAAGTGCATTAGAGGTAGAAGTTTCTACCGCAGGAGTTGGTGTTGTTACTGCACTATCAGGTGTTGGTGGTACATTTTTAGATTGGAACGCTACATCAGGACAGTTTGAACAAGTCAATGTAAGTCATGCTGCTACAGTTAGAAACTTAACAGTTACTGGCATATCTACGATTGAGAACAACTACGACTTCAGAACTCAGTTAATTAGAATTGGTAGAGAAGCAGGTGTATTAGAGACAGATGGTAACGATCGTCAAGGGTTCTTTATTGGTAACTTTGCAGGTTCAGAAGCAGGTATAACAACTCTTACAAAAAGAAACATTGCTATTGGACATAGTGCTTTCCAAAAAGGTGGTCAGACAAAAGCAGAGTCAAACTTATTTGTAGGTAACTTTGCAGGACAAGGAGCAGAAGGTTCATATAATATTTTCTTAGGAGACAAAGCAGGTCAAGACCTAGGAGCTCAAACAATAATTCAATATGGTGAGACTGGTGAGGCTACAACTATCCAGTTCTCAAATGGTAGCACTTTACCAAATGATCCTTACAATTATAGAGCATATGGTAGCATAGCAGCTGCAGGTATATCCAGTATATCTGGTGGTATGTTTGCTATTGCAGTTGAATCTCTCAGTGACTTAAGTATTGTTAACACTGCTGTTAGTGGCAATTTAACATTTACTATTGGTGGTGCAAGTAACGGACATTTAGATAAAACTAAAGCAGGACCTTTTACGATTAAAGGATCTGATGACTTTGGATTACTTACAGATATTAATGATGCTATTTACTTATCAAGTGGTAGTATAGGATTAAGTGGATCTTACGGATTCTTAATTGTAAATGCAGGTATCACAACTACAAGTGGTAAAGAAAATCATTTACAAAATATTGGTTTAGGTCGTGAGGCATTGTGGGGAGCAGGTATATCAACCGATCAAAGTAATAACATTGCTATTGGTGCTTACTCACTATACAATGTCTTAGGTAATGATAACATTGCTATAGGACAATCTGCAGGTAAGTATAACACTGGTAGTGGTAATGTAATTATTGGTTTAAATCAAGATGTTGCACAAACAACAGAAGACACTCAATTAATAATTGGTTCTGGAGATACAAAATGGATCTCAGGTAATAATGTTGGCTGGGTTGGTATAGGAACTACTACACCTGACGCTTTACTCGCAGTAAATGGTGATGTTAGTGTATCTGGAGTTGCTACAATTCCTCAAATTGATGTCAATGATCTTGGTGTAGAAGCAGCGTATGTTACTGCAGGTATTGTTACTTCCTTAGTTGGTACTTACGGAACTATAACAACTTTAGATGTAGAAACTTTAGATGCTCAAAATATAAACATCACTGGAGTTGCTGTTACCGACATAGTTGGTACTGCTGCAACCATATCAGTATTTGATACTGAAACTGCAGATCTTAGAGATGTTAAAATTACAGCAGGTATCATTACAGATATTGTTGGTACTGCTGCTACAATCACAACTCTTGATGTTGTAGAAGGAGATATTGTAAATGCTAAAATTACAGCAGGTATCATTACAGATATCGTTGGTACTGCAGCAACAATTACGACAGTTGATTTCAATACTGCTGATATTGTAACTGCCACAATAGGTTCTGGTATTGTTACAACTCTGGATGCATCTTCTAATGTAACCATTGGTGGGGGACTCACCGTAACTGGATTTGTTGACTTAAATAATAGTTTAGATGTAGAGAAAGATTTTAGAGTTGGTGGTGCATCAACATTCGTTGGTAATGTAACATTCAAGGGTGGCACAATTGGTCTTGGTGATTCTATAACAGATAATGTTGTATTCAATGCTGATGTTGATTCCAACTTTATTCCTGATGATGACGATACCTATGATATTGGTAGTTCTGATCAACAATGGAAAGATATCTATATTGACGGTGTTGCTTATATTGATGATTTAAGTGTTGATTCACAAGTCGGTGTTTATGCAACTATAACAACTCTTGATGTAGAGACTGCAGATCTTAAAGATGTAAAAATTACCTCTGGTATTATTACTGATATCGTTGGAACTGCTGCAACAATTACAACAATTGATGCAACAGAAGGTGACATAGTTAATGCTAAAATTACTGCAGGTGTAGTAACATCTCTAGTAGGTACTTACGCAACTATCTCAACAGTTGACATAGAGACATTAGATGCTAAAGATGTCAATATTACAGGATTAGCAGTTACAGATATTGTCGGCACTGCTGCAACAATAACAACATTTGACGCAGAAAACGCTGATCTTAATGATATCAAAGTTACAACAGGTCTTGTTACATCATTAGTTGGTACTTATGCTACCATCACAACAGCACAGGTAACTAACTTAAGTGCTGATAGTTTAACCTTGACTGGGTTAGCAGTTACCGATGTAGTTGTTGCTACTGCCGCAACCTTCACAGGTGTTATTGATGTTAACGATGCTGACATTGTAAATGCTAAGATTACAGCAGGTGTTGTCACATCATTAGTAGGTACTTATGCAACTATCACAACTCTTGATGTAGAAACATTAGATGCTCAAAATATAAACATCACTGGAGTTGCAGTAACAGATATTGTTGGTACTTCTGCATCTATCACAACGATTGATGTTACAAATTTAGATGCCTTAACTGCTAAGATTAACGCAGGATATGTTACTGCACTGTACGATTCTACAGGAGTCGTTGGTGTTAACACTCAACATATGTTGAGCACTAATGCTGCAGGAGAACTTGTATGGAAAGAACCTGCTCAGATTGGTATTGCAACAATCAATGCTAAGTTAGATACATGGTTTGTATCTACAAATGGTGTTGATGACGGTGAACCTTCTCGTGGTAGAACAGCAGAAAGACCATTCAGAACAATTGCATATGCTCTATCACAAATTACAAGTATTGGTGTTAATGATGTTCTAAGTATTGCTGCAGGTGTTTACCAAGAAACATTCCCACTTACTGTTCCAGCTGGTTTAACAATTAAGGGTGCAGGTCTTCGTGCTACTAAAATTATTCCTACTAATGCTACTAAGCAAAAAGATGCTTTCTTACTTAATGACAGATCTGTTATTGAGGATATTACCATTGCTGATATGTTCTTCAATACATCAGCAAATGAGGGTTATGCGTTCAAGTATGCACCAGGTATTGCACTTACTAGCAGATCACCTTATGTACAGCGAGTAACCGTATTCAACAAAGGTAGTAATGTTACTGCGTCTGATCCATATGGTTATGCTTCTGCTGATTCTAATCCATCATCATATATTTCTGGTGGTGGTGCATACTTAGATGGTTCTGAGGTAGCATCAGGATCGCTTGAGGCAGCGATGCTATTCAATGAGGTTACATTTATTGTACCTAACAGTAAAGGTGTTGTAATGACCAACGGTTCTCGTTGCGAATACATCAACTGCTTTACTTACTTTGCTGCAGAAGCGATTAAGGGTGAGTCTGGATCATTAGGTATTCATTCTACAGGTCAGACTAGACTAAGATTAACAGGTATCACAACTGTTGGTGTTGGTAATACAATTACTCTGTTTGATACTGACGGAACCACTTCATTAGGTTCTGCTGTTGTTGCATCTTATGATGGAACTTACTTAGGTGTAACTGGTAAGCAACTAGGATTTGAAGTTCTCAATGCTAGAACTGCTAAGACAGTAACATTTAATGACGATGCTCAGTTAGATACTACTGTTAAGAAATTTGGTACTGCATCACTTAAGTTAGATGGTGCTAACGATTCTATCAGTATTCCTTCTAGTGGTGATCTTGGATTTGGTACTAACACAGACTTCACAATTGAATTCTGGGCATATGCTAATACAAGTGGTCTTTCTAGTGCAACTCTATTTGACTTAAGAGACAATGGCACTGATGCTGAGGGTCTAAGTCTTGCATTCCGTGCTGCAGGTGAAGTTGATCTAAGAGTCGGTACAACTACTGCTATTACTGGATCTGGTGCAGGTATTGCTACTGGAGTCTGGAAGCATTATGCAATAGCAAGAGAAGGTACAGACACAAGATTGTTTGTTGATGGTACACAAAGAGGTATTAAGTTCTCTGATACTACCGATTATGGTTCATCTAAAGGTATTGTATTTGGTGCAGACTTTGACGGAGCAAGTAATAATGTAACAGGTTGGATTGATGAAGTAAGAATTGAGAAAGGTGTTGCTAAGTATACAGGAAACTTTACTGCTCCTACTTCTGCTCCAACAGGAGATAAAGATACAAAACTACTTTTACACTTTGATGGTACTAGCGGTATCAAGACCACTAGTGACGATGTAATTCGTAATCAGGATGTTCGTATCACACAAGCAGGTGGTGGAATTGGAACTGCTACTAAGATAATTCTAGCAGATTACAGTCAGTTTGGTGCTGACATGCGTTCTGTCAGTTGTGCAGTTGAGTACGGTCAGAAAGGTGTCATCGCTGATGGTGACGGTGTTACAATGCGTCTTTTTGCACTTAACTTCAATATGGTTGGTGCAGGTGGAGACATCACTAATGATCCTAACCTAGCAATACAAGCAAACGAAGTTACTGAGGTAAACAACGGTGATGTATCTTATGTAAGTATTGACCAGAAAGGAGATTTCAGAGTTGGTGAAGCATTCTTTGTTGATCAAGAAAATGGTACAGTATCATTCTCACAACAAGTAACAAGTTTACAGGCACTATCTAATCTAACGATTACTGATGGTTCAAACAGCAGTCAGATTACACCTAACAGTGGTACATTTGGTAACATCCAGATAGCAGGAAATAATATAGAATCTACTTCGGGAGATATTAATATTGACCCAGCTGGTTCTGGAGATATTAATATCACTGGTGATGTAAACATCTTAGGTATCTTAACTGCTACAGTTATTCAGTTAGATGCGTTCCAGAAGAATGATACTTCTATCGCTCTAGATGATTCTGGTAGTGATGGTACTATCAGATTTAATACTGATAATGTTGAAGGTATGCGTCTTGATGCCAATCAAAAATTGGGTATCGGTACTGCTACACCTAGAGACAGATTAGATGTTTTAGATACTGCTAGATTTGAAAATGTCAATGTTACTGGAGTTACAACCGTTGTTACTCTAGATGTAAACGGTGACTTAGATGTAGATGGACATGCAGAATTAGATCAATTAAATGTAGCAGGAGTCGCTACTATCACAACCTTTGATACAGAGACTGCTGATCTTCAAACTGTTAAGATAACATCTGGTATCATTACTGATATCGTTGGTACTGGTGCTACAATCACAACAATTGATGCTAACTCATTCGATACAGTCAATGCTAAGATTAATACAGGTTTAGCAACTAACTTTACAGTTGGACAAACAATAGGTGATGGTTCATTAACAATCAATTCTCCTGTTGGTCTTAACAGTCATACAGATATACCTGATAATGTTGAGGTAAGAATTGGTGACAATACAGACTTCAAGATCTATCATCAAGATACTGATGCATTTAATAACAGAGGACATGTTATTTTACAGCATGCTAATGGTAATACAACTTATGGTAGAGTTCAAGTAAGAAGTGATTACTTCAGTGTTCAAACTGCTGCAGGTAATAGCGACTTCTTGATGACAGATGATAAGACTCTTAAATTGATGTATGCAGATACTAATGCATCTGGAGTCGGTGATAGAGTAATTATCAGAGCATCTGGTACAGAGTTACTTGGTATTTCATCATTCATAGACAATGGTGTTTACAAAGGAGAAGTTTCAATCGGAACTTCTATTACAGCAACAGCAGGTGTTGTAACTGCAAATGCAATAGATCTTGCTGATGCAGATATTCTTGATGCTAAAATCACTGCAGGTTTAGCAACTGATTTTGCAATAACAAATCTAAAATCACAATCTGGTATCATAACCGATTTGAATGTTGCATCTGACATTAGAGTTGGTGGTGCTATGACTGTTACTGGTATAGCAACATTCCAGAATGATGTATTTGTTGGAGGTAACTTAAATGTTGTTGGTGATGTTGTATATGATGAGATAGATGGTAGAAATATAAACATCACTGGAATATCTACTCTAAATAATTTGATCGTAACTGGTATCAGTACAATATCTGATCTTCTGATCGGTGCAGGTAGTTCTACTACTAAGATAACAACCAATAGTGGTGAATTAGTATTAGATTCTACAGCAGGTCAAGTTACAATTCAAGACAATGTTCATGTCGTTGGATATGCCACATTCAAGAATGGTTTATATTATCGTTCTGATCAGGGTGGTAGCACTGGTATAGGATATAGCGGTCCTAACGGTATGGCATACTTTGAGGATGATGGTAGATTGGTAAGTTCTGCAAGCACTGTAGGATTCTTAACCACTTCTAACTATGTGATGACTACAAATGCTTCTGGAGTTCCACAGTGGACAAATAGCATTGACGGAGGATTCTTCTAATGGCAAAACCTAGTAGCAGAGTTACATTACAAGATTATGTTTTTAGACAACTTGGTGCTCCTGTATTGGAGATCAATGTTGCTGATGAGCAGTTTGATGATTTATTAGATGACTCTCTACAATATTTTTATGAGAGACATTTTGATGGTGTAGAAAAAGTATTTCTAAAATATCAATTAACTACAGAAGATATTGAAAGAGGTAGAGCAAGAGGTGGTGGATTTTCTACAGGAATTACAACTAGCACAACAACCTCTGGAGATTTTGAAGAGAACTCAAATTACTTGACAGTTCCTGACTCAGTGATAGGTATAGAAAAAGTTCATCAGTTTGATAGCAGTGGACTTAGTAACGGTATGTTTAATTTAAAATATCAACTATTCTTAAATGATATTGCATTTAATTTAGGATACGATGGTCTTTTAAATTACTCTATGACAAAGACATATCTAGAAGATATTAACTTCTTGTTGACAACATCAACAATGGTTAGATTTAATAAAAGAAATAATAAATTATACTTAGATATTGACTGGGCAGCAGCAACATTAAATCATTATGTTTTGATAGAGTGTTACAGAATTATGGATCCTTCTAATTATGCTGCAGTGTATAACGACTCATTCTTAAAAAGATATGTTGTCGCAAAAACTAAAAAACAGTGGGGACAAAACCTCATAAAATACCAAGGAGTAAAATTACCTGGCGGAACTGAATTAAATGGTAGACAAATTTATGAAGATGGTGACTTAGAGTTAAGAGAACTCGAAGCAAATATGCTATCTACCTATGAAGTTCCTGTACTTGACATGATTGGATAATGCCTGTATCACCTTTTTTCCAACACGGTTCACCCGAAGAACAGAGATTGGTTCAGTCTCTGGTAGATGAACATTTAAAAATGTTTGGGATTGATGTGTATTATATTCCCAGAAAACAAATAACTACTGATGATATTTTAGGTGAGGTTCAGTCATCTAAATTTAATGATAATTATTTGATGGAAGCATATCTAAACAACTACGAAGGATATGCAAAAGGTAGTGATATAATGACTAAGTTTGGTATAAATTTACAGAACGAAATTACACTAACAATATCTAGAGAAAGGTTTGAAGATTTTATAGCACCATTTCAATTTAACTCTACTAACTTACAAGGTGATCAAGATGGTGATTTATTATTTGGAACTAGACCTAAAGAAGGAGATCTTATATTCTTCCCACTAGGAGAGAGATTATTTGAGATAAAACATGTAGAACATGAAATGCCTTTCTTTCAGTTAGGTAAAAATTATACTTATGAATTACAATGTGAACTCTTCCAGTTACAAGACGAAATTATCGACACCAATGTTGCTCAGATTGATAGCAGATTAAGTGAAGAAGGAAACATTACAACAGTTGTTCTTGCAGGTATTGGTTCTACAGCACAAATAGCTGTAGATACATTTGCACCGTCAGGAGCATTACAGAAAATTACATTAAATGATGATGGATCTGGATATACAACTCCACCAAGTATTAGTGTAAGTCCATCACCTGCAGGTGTATCAGATGCTATGGGTCAGGCAGTTGCTATTACAACTCAAAAAGGTTTACTCAATGCAATAGATTTTGTTGCAATTACCAATCCTGGTTTTGCATATGTTGAACCACCTACAATAGGATTTGGAACGCCAGGTGTGGGTGCTGCTGCAACTGCTACATTGACTAACTCAGGTATTGGATCTATTAGAATTTCACAACCAGGTTCTAATTATGTTTCTGCACCTATTATAACTATACAACATCCATCAGATGTTGGAATTGGAACTACAGGAACTGTAGGTATTAAGACAGGTCAAGTACAAGCAACTGCTGTAGGAATAATAAAGAACTCAGTTCTTTCTAGCATATTCTTAACTGATGCAGGTTCTGGATACGAGGGTATTCCAACTGTTACAGTTAGTTCTCCTCTAAGTGTAGGAATAGGAACATATCATATAAATGAAAGAGTAGTTGGATCTGATTCTGGCACTGAAGCTTTCGTACAAAGTTGGAACGAAGTTACTAGAGAATTACAAATTACAATAAATACTGGTGATTTCAGAGCAGGAGAGTTTATAACTGGTACTGCGTCATCTGCAAGATACCAAGTTCTTTCATATACTGACGACTTGAGTGATCATGCTGCAGGATCTGAATACAACATGAATGAAGAATTTGAAACTGCTGCTGATGCACTTTTAGACTTCACTGAATCTAATCCCTTTGGAGATGTATAATGTTAGGTACTTATTTTTACCATGAAATTATAAGAAAAACAATTATCGGTTTCGGTACATTGTTTAATGATATTCATATTAGACATGAAGATAGAAATGGAGGAACTCTTAGTGAAACTAAAGTCCCTTTAACTTACGGTCCTAAACAAAAGTTTTTAGCAAAATTAGAGCAGCAAGCAGAATTATCAAAAGCAGTTGCTATAACATTACCTAGGATGTCATTTGAGATGAATAACATGTCATATGATCCTGGTAGAAAATCTAGTATAACAAGAACATTTAAGGCAGTTGATACTACAGACAATACTAAGGCAAAGAAAGTATATCTTCCTGTCCCATATAACATAGGATTTGAGTTAAATGTAATGACAAAATTAAATGATGATGCATTGCAAATTGTAGAACAAATATTACCATTCTTTCAACCTGCATTTAATATTACAATAGACTTAGTAAATTCTATTGGAGAGAAAAGAGATGTACCAATAGTATTAGAAAATATTAATTTTAGTGATGAGTATGAAGCAGACTTTTCAACTAGAAGAGTTTTGATGTATACTTTTAATTTTAATGCTAAGACTTATCTCTTCGGTCCTGTCGCAGACAGCACAGATGGATTAATTAAGAAAGTTCAAGTAGATTACTACTCTAATACTGAGACAGATACTGCTAAGAGAGAAATGAGATATAAAGTACAACCAGATCCTGTAGATGCAGGACCTGCAGATGACTTTGGATTTAGTGAAAGCACTGAGATGTTTAGTGATTCTAAGATTTACAGTCCAACTAGAAGGGAGGATGTCTAATGTCTAAACCAATTGATGATGCATTAAATACCACATCTGATGATCATGCTTATGTACGAAAGTTCAATAGGCACAAAGATGTTCCTGCAAAAAAGGATCATGGTGCTGAGATAGATAAAGACTATGAATACTCTAGAGCACAGTTATATAACTTAATAGAAAAAGGACAAGAAACTTTAGATGGTATAATGGATGTTGCAAATGAATCTGGATCTCCTAGAGCATTTGAAGTAGCAGGTCAAGTGTTAAAATCAACTGCTGACATTGCAGACAAGTTGATGGATTTACAAAAGAAGGTAAAAGAAATTGACGAGACTAAAAACAACACTACAAATAATGTTACTAATAACGCTATTTTCACTGGCAGCACTGCCGAGTTGCAAAAACTCATCAAGAAAGGATTCCTAGATACTAAATAAGGCTAGAATACAAAGTTCTATGTCAGAAGTAAAAAAGGAAGAGAAAGGTATTCTTGGTAAAATCAAGGATAAAGTTCTTCCTGACGAAGACGAACAAGCTGCTATTATTAGTACCTTTGTGCGTCTAGGTGTTTTGGTATGGTCTGGTGGAATATTAACATTGAATTATGTTTCTATACCAGGTGTACCACAACAAAAGATAGATCCAACTTTTATAGCTTCGGTTTTTACAGGAGTTTTAGCTAGTTTCGGCATTCAAACGGCTAGCAAGAAAGGTGATGGAACTATGAAGATGCCACCTGGCGGTGGTAGCGGACCTAATGGTAATATATCTAAAGCAGATATGGAGAAGTTGATTGACAAAGCAACTCAAGCAGCACCCGTACAGACTATTAGATTAGAACAAGCACCATTGGTCATCAATCCTCAATCTCCAAAGAAAGGTTAATCATGCAAAAAATCGTAAATGGAATCGCTATAGCTAGCGGTATCGTGTCTTTATCAGTTGTCGGACTTGGTGGATACATTTTCATCAGAAAAGATGCTATAATAGATAATGTAAAAAGCAAAATTATGGAGTCTGTTTTACCAGGCGGACTTGGTGGTGGATCACTAGGTGATCTTGGTGGCGGGGTTTTAAATGCAGTTCCTACAGGTCCTGCACTACCAGAAGCACCCAGTTTCTAATGTATGTTTAATTATCATGCGGTTTCTCCACCTGTATCAGGGTGGTTAGAAATCTCTTTGGAGAAGGAAATCATTGATTATCTCTGGAAGATTGAAAGAGAGTCAAGATATCCTGGCACATCAGTAAAGAACACACTAGCAGGTAACATTACAGAAAGTAGAAGTCTGAAAGACACAGATGATTACTTTCTGAAGAATGTGTTACTTGATTGTGTCAGAAATTATAAGGAAGAGTTTCCGTATACTATTAGAAAACCCGATACCATATCTGATGGTAACCTAACACTAAATGGGTTTTGGGTTAATTATCAAAAGCAACATGAGTTTAATCCCATGCATGATCATGGTGGTGCATACTCATTTGTTATATGGATGAAGATACCAACAAAATCACAAGAGCAGCATAACTTAGGATTCCTGCGAGGTATGAAAAATGCTTGTGCTTCTAATTTTGAGATGACCTATCTCAATACCACTGGAGAGTTAAAGCATTTTCCTTATTTTATGGATCCTGATAAAGAAGGTAAGATGTTATTTTTTCCTGCAAGTATGAAACATGCTGTACATCCGTTTTACGGTTGTCCCGAAGAAAGAATTTCTATATCTGGTAATCTGTACTATACATAGTTAAGTGGAGTTATCTGATAAAATAAAAGAATCTATTGACCCCATCAAAAAACACATTGAGGGTGATGGTGGGAGTGTAGAATTTATTGAGTTGACAGATGATTTAATAGTAAAACTTAAAGTATCTGGATCTACTAAACCATGTTTTGATTGTCCAGATCCCATGAAGTATTGCACTCCATGTATAATGGATACAAGACATCTACAAAGTGAAATAAAAAGACATCTTACAGAATCTTTTTCGGAATTGAATGGCATTGAATACGATTGACACAGTAACTGTCAAAAAAGAGTTACCAATTTTTACAGTAAGATTACCTGAGTTAAATGTATCTAAGGTAATAGAAGAATATAAAAATTTATATCCAGAAAATTATAATAAACAATTACCAAATGCTCCCGTAAGATCTTCATGGAGAAGTAATATGTGGGCAATGGATTATCCTAAATTAAAATCATTTGTTTCTATAGTTATTAAATGTTGCGAAACCGTTGGTCGTGATTATTTTCACATGAGAGATGATACAAAATTTGAATGCAACAATTTATGGATGATGTGCTATAATAAAGGTGATTATGCAAAACCACATAATCATTTTCCAAATGATCTATCATGTGTGTATTATGCCAATGTAGATAAGGACTGCTCTCCTATAATTTTTGAGGGAAATGTAGAGATAAAACCAGTTAATAATTTATTAATAATTTTTCCATCTTTACTCACTCATGAAGTTCCAACAACAAACGGTCAGCGAACCGCCATATCAATGAATCTGAGGGCAAATTAAACAGATACATAATATTAATTAATTACTATTATTAGTTTATGTTATCTACCGCATATCGTCTACGGTTAGTAGACATCTGCAAATCTATTGCAGCAGGACAAGAAGTTGGATTGGAGGACATGATATGGGCAGAGAAATTGGCAAAGGCAAACACATCAGCAAGAGGTATGCTACAGTCAGCAAGACGATTATCGTCAAGCGATGACGATTCTTTTCTTAAGTACTTGAATATAGGAGACTCCGATTCAAGGAAACATAAAAGGGGTTTCACAGATGCAGGAGATATCGCTGATTGGTTTCGCAATGATAATAGATCAGATGATTGGAGACAAAGAGATTAAGTATAAATACTTATATGAAACAATTCAACACATGGGTCTTGGATACTACAATCTATATCCTAGACTTTCTCTACAGAGGTAGAGACTTTCAGAGATTTTGGGTTCTAGAAGTTATTGCTAGAGCACCATACTTCTCTTTCATATCTGTTCTACATTTTCGTGAGTCATTAGGACTCAGAGGAGCAGACCACATATACTTGATGAAAGAACATTTCTATCAAGCATTGAATGAAACTGAGCATCTTGAAGAGATGGAACTCAGAGAAGGTAACAAGTATTGGATAGATAGATTTTTTGCTAAACACTTAGTTCTTCTTTACTATTGGATTATGGTTGCATATTATTTTGCTAGTCCCTTAGATGCATATGATATCAACATGAAGATTGAAAAGCATGCTTATGAGACATATGTAAAGTATTTGGCATATCATCCAGAGGATAAAAAGATAGCAGAAATAGCAGAGGATGAACTTAAACATGCACATGAATTACATCATGCAATGTCAATGATCTAATGGTTGTTGTACATTCAGTTAACATTATGGTGCTTATCCTAGTGATAGCAGTCACTATTGTCATCGCATATATAATGAAGATGGCATATGATGAGATGAATGTCTGAACAAGATGTATATCTTGGTAACCCGAACCTAAAGAAAGCAAATACACAGACAGAGTTTAGTGTAGAACAGGTTAAAGAGTTTATCAAGTGTAAAACAGATCCAATATACTTTGCTAAAAATTATATCAAGATAGTTTCTCTTGATGAAGGTCTTGTGCATTTTAAAATGTGGGACTTCCAAGAAGAACTAATTAAAAACTTTCACGAGAATAGATTTAATATATGTAAAATGCCTAGACAGACTGGTAAGTCAACCACATGTGTTGCTTACCTGTTGCATTATATTGTTTTTAATGATAGTGTTAATGTAGGTATTCTGGCAAACAAAGCAGCAACTGCTAGGGAATTATTAGGTAGATTACAAACTGCCTATGAGAATTTACCTAAGTGGATGCAGCAGGGTATATTGTCATGGAATAAAGGATCAATGGAGTTAGAAAATGGATCTAAAATACTGGCAGCATCTACCTCTGCAAGTGCAGTTAGAGGTATGTCTTTCAACATTATTTTTCTGGATGAGTTTGCCTTTGTTCCTAATCATATTGCTGAGGCATTCTTCAGCTCAGTATATCCTACTATCACTTCTGGTAAAACAACCAAAGTCATAATGGTTTCTACCCCATGTGGTATGAATCATTTTTACAGATATTGGCATGATGCACAGAGAAATAAAAACGAGTACACTGCTACTGAGGTTCACTGGTCACAAGTACCAGGCAGAGATGAAGCATGGAAAGAGCAAACCATAAAGAACACATCAGAACAACAGTTTAAGGTTGAGTTTGAGTGTGAGTTCTTAGGATCTGTTGACACCTTAATAAGTGTAACTAAACTTAGAAACCTTGTATTTGAAGATCCATTAGTTAATAATCATAAAGGATTGTTAGTATATGAACACCCTATCAAAGGTAATGATTATATTATTACTGTAGATACTGCTAGAGGAATTGATCATGACTCCTCAGCATTTATAGTATTTGATATAACGACATATCCATATAAGACTGTAGCAAGGTATAAGAATGCAGAAATAAAACCGATGCTATTTCCTAATATCATACATGATACTGCTAGAGCATATAATGAGGCATATGTATTGGTAGAGATCAATGACATAGGAGAACAGGTAGCAAGTATTATGCAATATGATCTTGAGTATGAAAATATGTTGATGTGTGCTATGAGAGGTAGGAATGGTCAACAAGTAGGATCAGGATTCTCTGGTAGTAAAACACAGATGGGTGTTAGAATGACACAGGCAGTCAAAAAGTTAGGATGTTCTAACTTGAAAACTTTGATGGAAGATGATAAAATAGTAACAAATGATTACGATATCATTGCTGAACTTACCACCTTTGTTCAGAAGAAACAATCATGGGAGGCAGAAGATGGTTGCCATGATGACCTTGCTATGTGTCTTGTTATCTTTGCTTGGTTAGTAGCACAAGACTACTTCAAAGAGATGACAGATACCGATGTTCGTAAACGAATCTATGAAGAACAAAAGAACCAAATTGAACAGGATATGGCTCCCTTTGGTTTTATTTTGGATGGTGTGGATGACGATGACGAGTTTGTTGATGGTAATGGCGACAGGTGGATGAAAGCAGATGAATATGGTGATCGGTCATTCATGTGGGAGTATAGATGAAGGTTGTTATTGTTAGTGGTGGGTTTGATCCAATCCACAGTGGACACATTGCACATTTTAAAGCAGCAAAAGAATTAGGAGACATTCTCATAGTAGGTTGTAACTCTGATGAATGGTTAACTAGAAAGAAAGGTAAACCATTTATGCCTATAAATGAGAGAATGTGTATCATCAAAGAACTAAAAATGGTAGATAGTTGTGTATCATTCAATGATGATAACAATAGTTCTATTGATCTAATTAATAAAACACTTGAATTATTTGATGATGTTTTATTTGCTAACGGTGGAGATAGAACAAAAGATAACATTCCAGAGATAGATGCTTTTGATAAAGACCCTAGGGTTTCATTTGCATTTGGTGTTGGAGGTGAAGATAAAAAGAACTCTAGTAGTTGGATCCTATCACAATGGACATAGAATCTCAGTTTAGTCATAGCGATTTATTACTGACAGAAAGAACATGTAGGATATGCAAAACAACAAAAAATTTAATAGAAGATTATTATATAACACATAAGAATAGTTCACATCTTAAATCATCATACTCATACGAATGTAAGAAGTGTACAATAGAAAGAATTAGAAATTCTAGGAAAAAGAAGAAAGAGTCAGAACCAGAACAATACCCTGACTGGTAGTGTTCATGTATTGTTTCCCCGATTAAAAGACAGTAAATAATAAATAATGATAGACAAAATTGGAATCTAAGGGGAGAAACAGATGCCACTAAATTTAGCATCTCCTGGTATTGTTGTAAGGGAAGTTGATTTAACCAATGGTAGAGTTGATGCCACATCAACACTGACAGGTGGATTAGCTGCTCCATTTGCAAAAGGACCTGTGGAGAGTCCTCAACTCATAGAGACAGAAGCAGATCTACTTGACACTTTCGGACAACCTTATCCAAAAGATAGTCATTACGAATACTGGTTAGTTGCCTCTTCCTACCTAGCATACGGTGGGGTAATGAGGGTTGTTCGTGCTGACGACGAAGAATTAAAAAACGGTTTTATAGGAATCGCTAATAGCGTAAAGATAAAAAGTCCAGACGACTATACAAACTCAGGATATGCAGAGAACACCATAGCAGGTGTTACATATGCTGCTAAGAATCCTGGTTCATGGTCAAACGGAGTTAAGGTATGTACCATTGATGGATTTGGAGATCAAGTTCTAACTGGTATTAAGACTACTGATGTATTAGGATATGGTTCTACAACTGTTCCTATTGATCCAATAGACTTACAGGTTGGATACGCAGTTACACAGGTAGTTCCTGCTAACACAGTTATAGCAGGTGCAGGTTCAACTAGTGTACTTGATGGATACTTCAAGGGACAGATTGTTGAGGTTGGTAATTCAGCAATCACAGTCAAACTAATTTCACATGTATCTGCAGGTGGAACAGAGACAGCAGTTGACTACCAACCAGGCGGTATTTACAACTTCACTGAGACAGGTAATCTTGGTATTCACACAGGAGAAGTTAGAAGATACGGTTCATGGAGAGGACTATCATCTGGAGTATACAGTGGTGTAACAACATACACTAGTGCAGCAGACTGGTTCGATCAGCAATCAATTACACTATCAAGTGGTGTTAGCATCAAGTGGAATCAAATCGCTGACAAACCTGGCACATCTGCATATGCAGCAGTTAGAAACTCTAGATTTGATGAAGTACATGTTGTTGTCTATGATGACAAAGGTACTATAACAGGTAACGCAGGTTCAGTACTAGAGAAATTTACAAATCTATCTAAAGCAAAAGACGCACTATTCTCAGCAGGTTCTTCATCATACTGGAGAAAGGTTATTGAGATTGGATCTAATAACATCTTTGCAGGAGGTGCACCTGCAGGAATCACAACAACTGGATTCTCAGAAGACGGTTGGGATGTATTCGGTGATGGTGGTTGGGATCAGGATACTGAAAATATTACATTCAGTTCTATCGGTAACTACAGTGCTGTAATGACAGGTGGTTTAAACTACAATGGAATCGGCACAATCACTGAGCAGAATGCTCTTAAGTTAGACATCGGTGCTTTATCTGAAGCATACGACTTCTTAAGAAACACAGACGAGTATGATGTAGACTTCTTACTCTTAGGTTCTGCTAACCACGGTAAGAATGAGACTCAAGCATTATCAAACAAACTAATTGAGATTGCTGAGTTTAGAAAAGATGCAGTTGCATTCTTATCTCCTTGGAGAGGATCATTCTTAAGTCCATCTGGATCAGGTGAGTCACTTCAGTTGAAACCAGATACAGTAACCGACAACATAGTTGCTTACTACTCACCAATCACATCAAGTTCTTATGCGGTTCTTGATAGTGGTTACAAGTACATGTATGACAGGTTTAACCAACAGTTCAGATATGTTCCTATGAACGGAGATATCGCAGGTACATGTGCAAGAAACGATATCAACCAGTTCCCTTGGTTCTCACCAGGCGGTACTGCCAGAGGTGCTATATTAAATGCTGTTAAACTAGCATTCACACCTAACAAGGTTCATAGAGATAAGTTATACTCTAACAGAATCAACCCAATTATCACAGCACCTGGTGCAGGAATAGTTCTATTCGGTGATAAGACAGGACTAGGTAGAGCATCTGCATTCGATCGTATCAATGTTCGTAGATTGTTTATCTTTATAGAGAAGGCAATCGCAGCTGCAGCTAAGGACATACTATTTGAATTCAACGATGAGATCACAAGGATCAACTTCATCAATATCGTTGAACCATTCCTTCGTGATGTACAGTCCAAGCGTGGTATTCAAGACTTCATCGTCATCTGCGATGAGACAAATAATACTCCTGCTATCATAGATAGTAACGAGTTCGTTGCTGATGTTTACATCAAGCCAGCAAGATCTATTAACTTCATCGGTCTAACCTTCGTGGCAACACGAACAGGTGTTTCCTTTGACGAAGTTATTGGAAAAGTTTAATTAATCCACTTTAGGTAAAAGACCAATGGCAATCAATTCCCAAAACCCGCCAAAGACTTCGGATAGGACTATAGATAAGTTCAAGTCGAGGTTAACGGGTGGTATTGCAAGACCTAATCTGTTTGAGGTTGTTCTTGCTTTCCCTGATGGTGCTGTAGATGCATCAGTAGCAGACATAGATCCTAAATCTAGGTTCCTTGTCAAAGCTGCTGCACTTCCTGCATCCAACATCGCTCCTATAACTGTACCTTTCAGAGGTAGACAGTTAAAAATTGCAGGTGACAGAACATTCGATGAATGGCAGATTACTGTAATTAACGATACAGACTTCGCAATCAGAGGTTCTTTCGAGAGATGGATGAACTCCATGTCTAAAGTATCTGATAACGCAGGTAATATCAACCCAGAAGATTATACTAAAGATGCATATGTCTATCAACTAGGTAGATCACCAGTCGATTCAGCATCACAATCATCAAGTGAGAATATGCCTATCCTTAGAACATATAAGTTCTATAGTGTATTCCCAACTCAGGTATCACAAATTGACCTTTCTTACGATTCTTCAGACGCAGTTGAAGAGTTTACTGTAACCTTACAGGTTCAGTGGTGGGAAGCAGCAGGTCAAGGTGGCGATGTTGCTTGATTTATGGTATAATAAATAGAAAGGTATAAGAATATCTCTCTATAAGATGGCAAGGCTGTTTGGATTTAGTATTGAAGATAAAGACGACCTTCCAAAAGGTGTAGTTTCCCCCGTTCCTCAGACAGGTGAGGACGGGGTTGACTATTATATACAGTCTGGTTTTTCAAGTCAAGTAATAGATCTCGAAGGGATCTATAAAAATGAGCATCAAGCAATAAGAAAATATCGTGAGATGGCATTGCATCCAGAAGTGGATAATGCTGTAGAAGATATTGTAAACGAAGCAATTGTATCAGATACAAATGATTCTCCTGTAGAGATTGATTTGGATAATCTAAATGCATCTGATGGAATCAAAGATAAGATTAGAGAAGAGTTTAAACATATAAAAGATCTATTAGATTTTGATACCAAAGCACATGAGATTTTTAGAAACTGGTATGTTGATGGTAGAATATATTACAACAAAGTTATTGATATAAAAAGTCCTCAAGATGGTATACAAGAACTAAGATATATTGACGCAATGAAAATGCGTTATGTCCGAAAGGAGATGAAGAAGGATGATAAAGGTTCACAGTTATTCAATACATCTAATGTACATGAATCTGAGAAAGTATATTTTCCAAAGATAGAAGAGTATTTCATGTATACTCCAGAACCACGCTATCCTACTAACATGGCAATGGGTGGTGCGGGTACTGCTATGAAAGGAGTTAAACTTGCAAAAGATTCTATTACATATTGCACATCTGGTTTAGTAGATAGAAACAAAGGAACTGTATTATCATACTTACAAAAAGCAATCAAGTCACTCAATCAACTTAGAATGATTGAAGACAGTCTTGTTATCTACAGATTATCAAGAGCACCTGAGAGAAGAATATTTTATATTGATGTTGGTAATCTACCTAAGATAAAGGCAGAACAATACTTGCGTGATGTCATGTCTCGTTATAGAAATAAATTAGTCTATGACTCAGGTTCTGGTGAAATAAGAGATGACAAAAAATATATGTCTATGTTAGAAGACTTCTGGTTACCTCGTAGAGAAGGTGGTAGAGGAACTGAGATTACTACATTACCTGGCGGACAAAACTTAGGTGAATTAGCAGACATAGAATACTTCCAATCTAAGTTATACAGATCATTAGGAGTTCCTGAGTCAAGAATTGCGGGATCTGGTGATGGATTTAATTTAGGTAGATCATCTGAGATCTTAAGAGATGAACTTAAGTTCAGTAAGTTTGTTGGTAGATTGCGTAAGCGTTTCAGTAAGATATTCTTAGATCTATTAAGATCACAATTATTATTAAAGAATATTGTTACTCCAGAAGACTGGGAGATTATGTCAGAGCATATCCAGTTTGACTTTATATACGACAATCACTTTGCAGAATTAAAAGATAAAGAATTAATGGAAGGTCGTTTAGGTTTACTTGGTATGGTAGAACCTTATGTCGGTAGATATTATTCTACAGAGTATATTAGAAGAAATGTATTGCGTCAAAAGGACGCAGAAATTGTAGAAATAGATGAGCAAATTGAGGAAGAAATTGCTAACGGTGTAATACCAGATCCTAATCAACAAATGTTAGAATTTGAACAGGGTGCTATGGGAGATCCAATGGCAGAAATGGGTCAAGAAGAGGGTGCTCCTGCACCGCAACCACAGAATATGCCTAAAGAGAATGAAGGAGAGATATAAATAACTTTATCAGTATAAGATATTATGATGGAAGAACTCGTCAACATGATAGCAACAGATGCGTCTGCTGCGGATATTAGCGATCAAATCAAGGATATTCTCTACGCAAAATCTGCCGAGAGGATAGATGGTTTGCGACCATATGCTTCTAACGATCTCTTTGGTAATACAGAACCAGAAGCAGAAGCTGAGGTAGAAACTGAAGTTGAAGCACAACCAGAGGAAGAGGAAGAAACTGATGTCTAACAGAATTCTGTTACTCGCAGATGAAGTAAATGTACCAACAACAGCAGGTACAGGTGTTAGTTTTACTCAAGCAACTTGTGTGCGTCTTTATAATGCTAACGCTGCTGACAGAGTAATCACAGTTCAAGAAACTAGAGGCGGTACTGGAGTGGGTACATTCACACTCAAAGCAGGTACTTCTGAGATTCTAGAAAAGCAACCTGCGTACACAGTGTTTGCTAGTGGTTCTGATGTCAAAGGTGTTAAAGTAGGATTTACTGGATAACAAAATGAAACTTATCACAGAACAGATAGATGATGTAGAAGTTATCGTTGAAAATCGCAACGGTAAAAAATCTATGTTTATAGAAGGTATCTTCTTACAAGGAGATATTAAAAACCGCAATGGTCGTATGTATCCAATGGAAACTCTACGCAGAGAAGTCACAAGATACAATGAAGCATTTGTGGAATCTGGTCGTGCGGTTGGTGAACTTGGTCACCCCGAAGGTCCTACAGTAAACCTCGATCGTGTCTCGCATAAAATAGTTTCACTTAGAGAAAGTGGATCTAACTATGTGGGTAAGGCAAAGATCCTATCTACTCCTATGGGTAAGATAGCACAGAACCTTATAGACGAGGGAGTCAAACTTGGTGTTTCATCTCGTGGTCTTGGCACACTAGCAACTAACAACGAAGGAGTTAAAATTGTTTCTGACGACTTTACTCTTGCTACTGCTGCTGATATCGTTGCTGATCCTTCTGCACCTGATGCTTTCGTTCAAGGTATAATGGAAGGAAAAGACTGGGTTTGGGATGGCGGTGTTGTTAGAGAACAACTTGCCAGAAAAACTTTTAAGCAAGTAAATACACTTGTAGATAACAAACAACTTGAAGAAAACAAGTTAGGACTGTTTCAACAGTTCTTATCGAATCTATAGATTTGATAAATAAATACAGATTAACTAAGATCTATTCGGAGAACATCGGAAATGGCCGCTAAGGAATTAAACGAAATGGACAATCCTGTAACAAGGGGTGCGAAAGCTGGCGATCCTATGAAGAAAGTTGACGACTCCACATCACCTGGAGCATCAGCATCTTATGAGGATCTCGGAGGACCTACACCTCAGAACTACAAGTCCACAGACAACTCTGCTGCACTAAAACCTGCATCAGTTAAAACGGTAAAAGATATCGTTAACAAAGGTGCTAAAGCAGCAATGCCAATGGACAGCATTGGTACTGAAGTGTTAAAGCAAGGTGACAACGCAGAAGCAGAAGAATCTGCTGAAGTTGTTGCGGAAAACCCTGAGACAGAAGAAACTACTGTAAACGAAGAAGAAGTAACTCTCAATGTAGAGGAAGATCTTGCTGCGTTATTCGGTGGTGAGGAACTTTCAGAAGAATTCCAAGAGAAAGCAAGGACAATTTTTGAAGCTGCAGTTAACTCAAAAGTTAACGAGATTCAAGAAGCGATGACCGAAGAGTACGAGAAAACTTTGACAGAGCATCTAGAGGGTGTTAAGTCTGAGTTGATCGAGCGTACAGACGCATACTTGGAGTATGTCTCTGACGAATGGTTAAAAGAAAATGCGATTGAAGTCGAGCATGGTCTTAAGACCGAAATGACTGAATCATTCCTTCAAGGTATGAAGGGACTATTTGAAGATCATTATGTATCAATTCCTGATGACAAATATGATGTGCTAGAAAGCATGGTAAATAAACTTGATGATATGGAAGGCAAGCTCAATGAGCAGATAGAGAAAAACATCTCTCTCAACAAGAGACTCGGAGAATCTACAGCAGATGGTATTTTTAATGAAGTATCCGAAGGACTTGCAGAGACACAAAAAGAGAAGTTAAGATCTCTAGCTGAAGGAATAGAGTTTGAGGGTGAAGAAGCTTACCGTGAGAAGATTGTTACACTTAAGGAAGGTTACTTCCCAAGTAATAGCAAGTCTAAGGTTTCAAGCAATAAATCCGAAACCATTTCGGAAGGTATAGCAAACGAGGAGATTGTCGATAACGGTCGTGCAATGAACTCCTATCTTTCTGCCCTTAACTTGGGTGGCAAAAAATAATCAACCACAAATTCAATTCTAAGTACAATGTACAATGCCGAAAAAATAATGGAGAAGTGGGCTCCATTGCTAGACGCAGAAGGTGTAGATCCTATTAAGGACGCACACCGTAGAAGCGTTACAGCAGTTCTTTTAGAGAACCAAGAAAAGTTTTTAGCAGAGCAATCTGCATTTGAGAACGGAACTTCAATGCTTACAGAAGCAGCTCCTACAAACAGTGGTAATGCTGTTGGTGCTTCTGGTGCGTTCAGTGGCGGTCAAGCTGCCGACGCTGGTCCTGTTGCAGGTTTCGATCCAGTTCTTATCAGTTTAATCCGTCGTTCAATGCCTAACCTCGTTGCATACGAGTTAGCAGGTGTTCAACCAATGAACGGACCTACTGGTTTGATCTTCGCAATGAGATCTAGATTCACTAACCAGTCTGGTGACGAAGCATTCTTCAACGAACCAGAATCAGCATTTTCTGCTAACAAGGCAGGAACCAACATTGGTCAGGCAACTCAGGGTGACTACACTCAAGGAGTTGACGATGACGGTACAGTTGGTTTCGGTTCTACTGGTACACAGAGAGGAACAAACCCTGCGATCCTTGAGAACAATGCATCTGACGCTGTTCAAGCACAGTACTCAGTTGGTCAAGGTATGGCAACTGGAGACTCTGAAGCACTTGGTGACGGAGTTAATGGTGACTTCAACGAGATGGCATTCTCCATCGAGAAAGTTACTGTTACTGCTAAGTCAAGAGCACTAAAAGCAGAGTACAGTTTGGAACTAGCACAAGACCTTAAGGCAATCCACGGATTGAACGCTGAGGCTGAGTTAGCAAACATACTTTCTTCAGAGATCCTCGCTGAAATTAACAGAGAAGTTATCAGAACAATCTACAAAACTGCTGAAGCAGGTTCACAAGTCAATGTAGCAAACAACGGTTTCTTTAACCTTGATGTTGACTCCAATGGTAGATGGTCAGTTGAGAAGTTCAAAGGACTTCTATTCAACATAGAGAGAGATGCAAACAGAATTGCACAAAGAACTCGTCGTGGAAAGGGTAACATCATCCTTACTTCCGCTGATGTTGCTTCTGCTCTAACTATGGCAGGTGTACTTGATTACACTCCTGCATTAAACGCAAACTTACAAGTTGATGACACAGGCAATACATTTGCAGGTACAATCAATGGTAAGTACAGAGTGTATATCGACCCATTCTCAGCCAATAGTGCTCAAAACCAGTACTATGTTGTAGGATACAAAGGTACATCACCTTACGACGCAGGACTATTCTATTGCCCATATGTTCCTCTACAAATGGTAAGAGCAGTTGGGGAGAACAGTTTCCAACCTAAAATTGGTTTCAAGACAAGATACGGTCTTGTATCAAACCCATTTGCAGAAGGAACTGCTCAAGGTCTTGGTAGAATTACTTCTAATAGTAACAGATACTACCAGAGAACAGTTGTTCAAAACTTAATGTAATTCATATTACATATCTTTTAAGGAGGGTGCTTGACACCCTCTTTTTTTT